ACTATTTGTTGCTAATGGTCTTGCTAACAACGTTGCTATGGCCTCTGAAAAATCTAACTTGTACTTTGGTACTGGACTATTGTCTGACCACAACGAAGTAAAAGTTATCGATATGGCTGACATCGATGGGTCTCAAAACGTAAGAGTCGTAATGAGATTTACAGCAGGTGTACAGTATGGTATTGTTTCTGATATCGTAACTTATGGTATCACTAACTCTGCTAACGACTAATAAATAATAATTAATCAATTATAAAGGGGTAGGTGGTAACTAATAGGGCTACCCTTTTTTAATAGTAAAAGAATATACAGTATGAGCTGCGATTTAACTGGTGGAAGATTAAAACCCTGTAAAGATGCTGTAGGTGGTATTAGAAAGATTCACTTTGTTGACTTTGGAGATTTAGGAACAGTTTCTGTTACTGATGACGAAGTTACTCACTTGCGTCCGCCTTTTGATTACCATACTTACGCTGTTAAAGGGAATTCTTCCTTAGAAACAAATATTCAAACTTCTCTTGAGAATGGTACAACATTCTTTGAGCAAGTTGTAAGTGTAACACTACACAAACTAACTAAAGAGGACAACAAAGAGCTTAAATTAATGGCATTTGGTAGACCTCACGTTTTTGTAGAAACATTTGATGGCAAGTTATTGCTAGTCGGTAGAGAACACGGAGCGGAAGTAACTGGAGGTACTGCTGTAACAGGTACTGCTATGGGGGATCTTCAAGGATATACTCTTACTCTTACTGCAAACGAGATAACAATGCCTAACTTCGTTGATGGTGCTACTGCTGCTGACCCATTCGCAGGGATGAGTTCTGCAACTGCTACACAATCAACACAGCGTACTGTATAATCAATACGCTGTTTACTAATAAATTAGGAGGCTATATGCCTCCTTTTTTTGTACCTTAGTAAAAACAATTCAATAGGTGGTGGTTATTTTAGTATGGATATATTAACGACAACATCCCCTCAAGAATTAAAGATAATTCCAAGGAAGGATTCTGCCAACCCAGTTATAAAGTTAACTAATAAGGCAACAAGAACCACAGCAACTGTTACCCCATCTAAAAGTGATGATGGAAACTATATGGTGCTTAGTGGGGATTTTAGTATTGAGGAAGATAACTTATATAGCTACAAAGTTCAAGTGAGTAGCGAGGATGATGAAATTATATATAGAGGTCTAATTTATTGTACTAATCAAACTTCCTTAGATAAGTATTTTGTAAATAAAGACGAATACACCGAGGAAACTAGTTTCGATAACGAATATATATTTATATAATGTCAAGAAAGAATTATAATAAAACTGTAGCTAATAAAGTAAAAGATGCCATTCACGTTGTGAATTTAGCCTCATATACAGCACCTGAAATTGTAGAATCAAAGAGATACGATTGGGTTGAATACGGAAGTGATAATATGTACTTTCAGTATCTAATCGATAGATACAATGGGTCTCCTACAAATAATGCTGCAATCAATGGGATATCTGAGATGATATATGGGAGAGGCTTAGACGCTACTGATTCCGATAAGAATTCAATAGGATATCAAGAAATGAAGTCTTTATTCAGCAAGGACTGTATGAAGAAGATTTGCTACGATTATAAAATGATGGGACAGGCTGCTTTACAAGTAATCTATTCTAAAGACAGATCGAGAATAGCACAAGTTGCCCACATGCCTATAGAAACGCTAAGAGCTGAGAAAGCTGTAGATGGAGAAATAAAAGCATATTACTATAGTAGTGATTGGGAGAAAGTACAAAAGAATGATAAGCCAAAGCGTATATCTGCGTTTGGGATGAGTCAAGATAGTATTGAGATTCTTTATATCAGACCTTATAGAGCAGGGTTCTACTATTATAGTCCTGTTGATTATCAAGGAGGCTTACAGTATGCTGAGTTAGAGGAAGAGATTGCCAATTACCATATAAGCAATATACAAAATGGTTTACAGCCTAGTATGTTGATTAACTTCAATAATGGTACTCCTGATAAAGAACAGAGAGATGCTATAGAAAGAGCAATCTACGAGAAGTTTAGCGGAACATCTAACGCAGGTAAGTTTATCTTGGCATTTAATGATAGCAAAGAATTAGCTGCAACAATAGATCCTGTAACTATTTCAGATGCCCACCAACAATATCAATTCCTTTCTGACGAGAGTATGAAGAAGGTAATGGTATCCCATAGAATAGTATCTCCGATGTTAGTAGGGATTAAGGACAATACTGGTCTTGGCAATAATGCTGAAGAGCTCCAAACAGCTTCTCTGTTGATGGACAACACAGTTATTAGACCAATGCAGGTAACTATTATTGATGCTTTAGAATCTATATTAGATTACAACGGAATTGAATTAGACTTATACTTTAAAACGCTACAACCTTTAGAGTTTACGGATTTGACTAACGCAATCAGCGACCAAGAAATAGAAAAAGAAACAGGAGTAAAAAAATCAACCGAAGTTGAACAGCAAATAGAAGAGACAGAATAATGGCAACAGCACTATTTATTAAGAGAGCAGACTTAGTCAAAAACACCGCTTTAAGTGGGAGTGTTGATACTGACAAGTTCATTCAGTTTATCAAACTAGCACAAGAAATCCATATACAAAACTACCTTGGAACTGATTTATATGATAAGATAAGTAGTGATATTGCTTCTAGTAGTTTAAGTGGGGATTACTTGACTTTGGTAAATGAATACGTTCAGCCAATGTTGATTCACTTTGCGATGAGTGAGTATTTGCCTTTTGCAGCATATACTATTGCAAACGGAGGAGTATATAAACATACTTCTGAGAATTCTACACAACCTTTAAAGGAGGAGATAGATAGTTTGATTGCCAAGGAAAGAGATTATGCTGAGTATTATGCCAATAGATTTATTGAGTATATGAGTTACAATGCGAGTACTAAATTTCCAGAGTACTATACAAACAATAACGAGGATATATATCCTGATAAAGATGCTTTATACCAAGGATGGGTTTTATAGAAAAGAAGAAACAATACAAACCAAAGAAAAAGAACATAATTAAGTTAAATAATTACTTAAAAAAGAAAGATGGCGAATCTAATAAATTGGGGAAAAATATACTGTGATATGGAAACCAACGATGGTTGGGGACTAGATGAACAATATACAACTTATTTTATACCTGATTTTTCTGCACCAGAGTGTTGGTCAAGTGTTCCAGTAACACCTTTTACAGCAGATTTGATTAGCTATTTTGGAGGAGATTTAACAGCAGATACAACACAATTTACAGCAGATAAAACGCAATTATAAATAAAATAAAATGGCAAAACAAACAGTAAATATTGGGACTACAGCCAATGATGGTACAGGAACTCCATTAAGGGATGCCTTCGATATTGTAAACGACAATTTTAATGAGGTGTACGCTAAACCAGACTTGACTTTAGCATCAAACACACTTACTTTAACAAAGCCTGATGGTACAACAGATACAGTAGATTTAGCTCCCTATCTTGATGGAGATATTACAGCCATTATAGCAGGAGATGGTTTAACTGGAGGTTCTACTTCTGGGGATGCTACTTTAAATGTGGTAGGAGGAGATGGTATTACCGCTAACGCTGACGAAATTGAAGTTAGTGTTGATGATTCTACTATCGAGTTATCTGCAAGTGATGGTTCAGGTGTAGTTAGAATTAAAGACGATGGAGTTACCCACAGTAAATTAGAAGGTAGATATACTGCAATTCAAGATATAGCTACTACAAGTGGGACTATAGCTTTAGATGGAAGCACTTATGCTGCATTTAACCTTACAGGAGCTTTAGGAACTGCTACCTTAGATATTCAAAATATGAAAACAGGTCAGGTTATAGATATTATACTTTCAGGTAGTTTATCAAGTGCAGTACTTACTTTATCTGCAAGTACATTTACAACAGTTGCGATAAACAAAGTAGGTACTAATGATTTAGATACCGCAGCAACAAACATTATTCAAGTCCTTTGTGTAGATGATACAGATGGAGATGCAATCTTAACTTGGGCAGTAGCAACTTATACAACTGATACAACCGCATAATTATGAAAGCAATACAAATAGACGGAGCAATAAAAAGATATACTACAATACCTAAATCGTGGGGTAGTGTAATAGCAGGATTTAATCTACTATCATCTTCTGATTGGGAAGCTGCAGGATTCTATGATGTTGTAACACCAAGCTTCGATTCAGCAACTCAATACTTGGGAGACCTTGAATGGGATGGAGATAATAGCGTATTTACTTA